CGATGCTAGAGACGGCGCGAAAACGCGGCATGTCGGAATACGAGATGGCTACGACATATGACGCCGACGCTCTCCTCGACCTCTATCGCGAAACCCTTGACAGGAGCTCCTGACGCGATGCGAGCGCCGCAATATCGCCGGGTGACCGAGCGCATGCCCATGGGGCCTAACCCGGCGATCAAAAAAGGGCTCCACGTGGAGCCCTTCGCCAATATCTTCGCCGTGGTCGAAAACTTAGGCGTGATTTCCCTGCATCAAACGCGGGAGGAAGCGGACGCCGCGCTGGCGGACCGCGCCAAACCACAGCAAGCCGAAGCCCAGGACTAGCATCGCCCAGGTCGCCGGCTCGGGCACGCCGGTCGTCATCGACTGATTGAAGCCGGTGACCGAGCCGTCAGCCCGCAACGCCAACGCCGCGCCTTCCGTCATGCTGAAGGGCGATGAAGCGTCGAACGCCGCCACTTTCGAGCCCGAAAAACTATCCGGGTCGGTCAGGGCATGCCCCGACACGGTCTCGAGCAGCGTGCCCGGCGTGTTGGTCGGGTTGGCCCCTTGCGTGTCGGTCACGTCGGCCCAGAACTTCAGCGTGCTGTCAGGCGCGCCCACATTGGCGTTGAAGGTCAGCGACCCCGAATTGTTGATGAAGCTCACCGGCGCCTTAAAGCCGGTGTCGGACGCGAGCAGCGTCACCTTGATCGGGATGCCGAGCGTGTTCTCGATATTCGAGCTCGACAGCTGCAGCGAGTTGTGCGCCCCGAAGCTCGACTGCGCCAACGTCAGTTGGACAAACGCCCCGCCGATCGTCTGGTCGATCGTCAGCAGGTTGTTGGCCCCGCCCGAAACGTCGCAACTGAGTTGCCCGTCAAAGCAGGTGAAGGTCGCGGCGCCGACGCCAATCGACAGTTGCAGCCGGGCGGAAGCCGGCGCGGCGAAAGCAAAGACGGACGCCAGCAAGGCAAGGGTGAATTTGGTCACGGTTGAGCTCCCCAAGGATGATGAAGGCGACGCCGGGAATTAACCCGCCGGCGGCGGCGGATAGCTCTTGGTCGTCCATTGCATCGTCTTGGGATCGTACACCGAAACGATGTATTGGCTCGAAATGTGCTCGGGCGGCGGGGCCGGGGTGTATTCCTCGGGCGGGACCTCCGTTCCGCCGGCCGGCGGTTGCAGCGGCGGCAAGCCCTGGTCGGGGTGAGGCGACGAGCCGCCCCAATAGCCGGGAGGCGCGCCGGGCAAACCCTGGTCAGGGTAAAGCGGCGGGCCGCCCCAAATGCCGGGCGGCCGACCGCCCGGCGCGATCGGATGGCTCGGCCGAGGTTGCCAGCCGGGCAAGCCCTGGTCGGGATAAGGCGGGGCGACCCCGCCCCAATAACCGGGAGGCACGCCCGCGATCGGATGCGAAGGCTGGCCGCCGCCAGGCATCGGGCCGCCGCCAATCTGCAAGTCCGAGTAGAACATTTCGCCGACGATAACGATGCGGGTCATGGGCCGAGCTCCTCGAGGGTGTCGAGCTTCGCACGCCGTCACGACACGGGCAAGACATCGACGCAATTGATCTTTGAATTATTTGAGGCTCTAATCGCCGCGCCCTCAAGTGGCGCTTTAAGGGCCTGTTCGCCTTTCGTGCCTGATTTGGGCCAAGGCGGAACGACAAGTGACGGCTGATTGGCGGGCTCAAAGTCAATGCTCGAGCGCATCTTTTCCACATTCAAAGACGGCGGACCGGCGGACAATTACGATCCGAGCGACCCCGACAGTTACGAGCCCTACATCCAAATGCTCATTCGCGACAGCCGCGACTATGAGGGCTCGGTCCTGGCGGCCAAGCGCAACGAGGCGCAGCTTTATTATTACGGCTATTATCCGTCGTTAAACCCGAACGGCACGCCCTACAGCGACACCCAAATCATCGAGGACCCGAACGCCACTTACGAGCAAATCCTCGGCCACGACAAAGAGACGCCCAACAAGTCGAGCTATGTCTCGACCGACGTCCGCGACGCCATCATGCTCATGCTGCCGTCGCTCATCCGCCTGTTCGCCTCGAGCGAAAACGTCGTCGCCCTCATTCCCCGCACCCAAGCCGACGTCGACGCCGCCCAACAGCAAACCAATTACATCAATTACGTTTTTTGGCAGGACAACCCCGGCTTTCTCATCCTTTACGGGGCCTTCAAAGACGCCATGACGGTCAAGACCGGTTTCGTCAAATGGTGGACCGACGACGTCAAAGAGAAGCGGCGCAAGACCTTCCTCAACCTCAATCCGCAACAGCTATCGCTGATCGCCCAAGGCGACCCGACCGCCAAGCTGATCGAGCACGAGGACCCCGACCAGAGGACCGGCCTTTTCCCGCGCGTCGTGCTCGAGTTTGAAGTCGACAAGCCGATCATCAAAGTCGCCGGCGTGCCGCCCGAGGAAATGCGCCTCGATCGCTACGCGCGATCGTTCTCAACCTCGCGCATCGTCGGCCATGAGCGCGTCGTGCCGATCGATGAAATGGTCGCCATGGGTTACGAGCGCGAGCAATGCCTGGAATATCTGACCGGCCAGGCGCTCAACGAATTCACCATGGAGGCGGAGCTACGCAACCCGGGCCGCTATTCCGGCACGCGCATGGCCGACGGGGTCCTGTATGGCGAGTGGTACATCAAGGTTGACGGCGACCACGACGGGATCGCCGAGCTCCGCTACATCTGCACCATGGGCGACGACTATCATATCGTCCATGACGAGCCGGCCAACCGGGTCAAATTCGCCGTCTTTGGCGTCGACCCGATCAGCCATACGATCGTCGGCGACAGCATCGCCGATTACACCAAAGACATTCAGAAAATTAAGACCAACATGACCCGCGCGGTGCTCGACAGCGCGGCCGAAAGCATCAACCCGAAAACCGTCGTCAACGAGCTCAACACCGACCTCGACGACGTCCTCAACGACGACGTCGGCGCCGTGATCCGCACGCGCGGCGACGTCAACAACGCCGTCGCCTTCAACAACGTGCCCTTCCTCGGCGCGCAAATGCTGCCGTTGTTCGAACTCATGAACGACGTTTTACAGCGCCGCACCGGCTTGTCGGACGCCGCCAAAGGCCTCGATCCGAAGGCCCTGCAGAGCTCGACCTCAATTGGCGTCGAGGCGGTCATCAACGGGGCGCAAGAGCGCACCGAACTCGTCGCCCGCGTGCTCGCCGAAACCGGCTTTAAGGATTTGTTTACCGGCCTCTACAACGAAATTTGCGAGGCCCCGAACCAGCGTCGAACGCTGCGCATCAATGGCAAGTGGAGCGATATCGACACCTCGACTTTCGACGCCTCCATGGGCGTCGAAGTCAACTCGACGCTCGGCAAGGGAAGCGACCAAGTCCGCCTCTTGACCCTCAACCAGATCAAGCAAGATCAACAGATGATCATGCAGCAATTCGGGGTTTCCAATCCCGTGTGCGGCATCACCGAATATCTCAATACAATCAGCGACATGCTCGATATCGCCAACATCAAAAACGTCGGCCGCTATTTCAAGACGCCGACCCCGCAAGTCATGCAAGCGATCGCCGCCCAACCGAAAGAGCCGGATGCGATGACGCTCGCCGCGCAAGCCCAATTCCAGAAAGTCAAAGCCGACACCGCGACCGCCGTCGGCCAACAGCAACTCGCCCAACAGAAGCAAGCGGCCGACGACGCTTTCCGCAAGAAACAATTGGCGTAAAAGACCGCCAACGACCGGGCGAAAATAGAGCTCGAGGCGCAAAAGCTTCACGTCAGCCACGTCGAGAACATCGGCCGGATGGCGGCCGATATGTGGGGCTCCCAAATGGACGCCAGCGCGCAGCATCACCAAGCGCTGCAGGACGCCGCCGTCGGTCATCACCAGGCGATGCAGGACGCGGCCGTCGGCCATCACCAGGCCTTTGTCGACGCCTCGGTCGGCCATCACCAGGCGCAAGCCGACGTTGAAGCCGCGCAAATCCAGGCCGACGCGCAGCCGTCCGATAGCGGTTCATGATCGCCGCGCTCTATGTCGAAAAGAACGGCTGCTATTTCGGCTTGCCGGGCGTCGACCCGTGGGACGAGGAAAAAGACGCGCGCCAATATGCGGGGCCGCACCCGGTCGTCGCTCATCCTCCATGCGAGCGCTGGTGCCAGCTTTCGGCCGTCAACGCCAAACGATGGGGGTTCCGAATAGACGACGACGAAGGTTGTTTCGCCGCCGCTCTCCAAGCGGTGAGACGGTTCGGTGGCGTGCTCGAGCATCCTGCCGAAAGTCGCGCGTTCAAAACCTATGGCGTGCCCAAGCCTCGGTTCGGCGTATGGCAACAAACAATCCACGGAGATTGGACAACTGAGGTTTGGCAATCGGCCTATGGCCATCGCGCCAAGAAGAGAACTTGGCTCATCTATCGCGGTTTGCAGCCACCGCCGTCGCTCGTCTGGACCCGTCCACCCGGCGAATGTCAAATCGGTTGGTTCGATCGAAAAAAGCCGCAACTCCCCGCAAGCCAGCGCGCACGCACGCCCTTAGCTTTCCGCGATTGTCTGCTTGCCATGGCCGGGAAGTCGCGGGCATGAGCACAGCCGAGCTCGTCGAGCACGAAATCGAAGTCGCTTACCGGCCGCGCTCGTTTTTCAAGCCGCTGCACGCGAGCGACCGGCGGTGGATTTTCG